CTCTGCTGAACTGTACTCATAAACAGTACCAGTTGTTGAAAGGACAAAAGGGTATGAGGTGTAGTTCTCAGAGTAGTCTACCCCTACCTTAACAACAAAGGTTTGACCTTCTGGAGCAATCAAGGTTGTACCTACTCTCTTAACAACTTTAGTGTTAGCACTTTGACCTAAGTCTGAGTGGTTTGTAAAGTAACTAAACCTATACGAAACACCATTGTCTTGATAACCAAAGTATTCTGCTATACCATTTGCTTGTGTAGTCAATAACCTCTTGTTAAGGTTGTCATATAAGTATGAAGTATGGGTTGTGTTATTCCAAGTGGTGACTCTGTATGAACCATCCTCAAGGATAGCCTTAGTATTAAAACAGTACACAGCCTTAGAGCTAGGAAAGGCTAGTAAGTAGAAGGCTGAAGTTGGGGAGTAGACAGCTTTTATACTTTGTGGGTCAGCAGTATTGTCTACCAATGTTGCTAAGTCATCCCTCACATTCTTAGAAATATCTCGTAGTGGTTGAGACTTCTCTTGAATAGTCCTACCTAAACTTCTAACTCCTGTACTAGATAAGAATAAGATGTCAGTACCTGTACTTTGTATACTATCCCTAGAGATACATCCGATACCCTCAATAGTCTCTACTAACTGAAGTGTAGTTACATCAAAGCTACCTTGGAAGGAATCATTATCTTTAAATATAACAATAGAGTTTTTACAGAATACAATCAAAGCACCGTTGTGTGCACCTAAGCCTACGATAGTATCGCTATTAGTACTGAATGTACCTGCAATGTTAAGGGAGCCAGCACTACCAGAACCCCACTTAGAGCCATCTAGTAAATCTGAAAAGTATACAGTAGTCTTATTAGTCGAGGTATCAGCAGCCCACAACCTTCCATAAGCGGAAAGAACGGCATTAGCTTTTGGAGCAGCTCCAGTAAAGCCAGTTTTAGTATCGATAGATTTAAATTCACTAGCAGTTGTTTCATTTGTATAGTATAGAGGTTTATAATCTCTCTGGAAGAAGTACGCACTATCGTTTAAGGTAGCAGCTTGCCAACCACCTGCAACTACTGTGTCTGTGGTAGAAGGTGTAAGTGTTACTAAGTCTTCATACCCCTTAAACAGTAGAGTACTACTCCAAGTTAGGTAAGTGCTTGTGCCAGCAAGGTCTATGAAGTTGTGAGCTCCTAGTAGGTTTAACCCTACATTGTCACCAGCTACTGTGTCTCTCTTACTAGTACGATAAGCCCAGCCCTTACGAGAGCCTAGTCTACCGTACTTATCTATTAAACAGTTATCAGCATGTAGTGCAAAACCTTCTTGCAAGGTAACCCCTGAGTCTTGAGTGTTTAACCCAAGAAAGCCTGGAGCTTCTAATGTCATTGGTTGTAATGGTTTAGCCATAATTATCGTGTACTCACTATTCCAGTAGTTTCTTCTAAGGTAAGGATAACACCCACGCCAGTAGCACCAGCACTTCCCTCGATTGTATCACCTGCTTCTAGGTATGTAAAGTTACCATCCCCTAAGATTATATGCTCTCCTGCTGACAAAGACTTAGACCCAAGTACCACAACGATTTGTTCTACATCAACGTTACTTGTATTCTTACGGGTGGCTCTTACTTTAATAATAACATTGCTAGTTGTAGAACCTGCTGAGTTAGAAGCAAAAGTCATTAACCACTTAGCATCAGTGTTGTTAGGGACTGTATAGATGACTTCGTTTGAAGTAGCTAGAGAGGCTTTAAATACGGACCTTGCTCTCATGCTGAGTACCACTCTGTTTCTTCTGTGTGCTTAGCTGCATCTAAAGCTACTGCATCACTTAGCACTTGTTGAGCTTTATTAAAAGCAGAGCTAGAAGATACACCACCATCCTCACCACGTTCTTCAATTGCCATAGCGTATGCTAACATCTCTACTGGTCTATTAGGGATAGTAAGTCTGTCAGAGTCTTCAACTAACTCTTGATTTCTTTGAACAATATTAAACCTCAAGTCATAGGCTCCATTAGGAATAGGGTAAACATCTACTTGTGTATCCCCATCTGAAGAGATACCGTTAAAACTATAAAACCTAGGGGACCCCTTCTCAGGAGTAGTAGTTAGGAAAAGTTTATTAAATTCATGAGCAGTCTTATACTCCATAAAGAAGTTATCAGTATCATTAATAACATCTAAGACTGTTAGGCTGTTCTGAGTACCATTTAGTTCGTATGCAAAGATGTCCTCTGTTGTAGTAGCCGATAGAGTATTACGTAGAGCAGACCAATTCCAAGTAGACTCTACTATATCCTTTGCATCATTAACTAGATAAGAGAGAAGAGATGAGTATGTTGTCTCTAATACAGTACCAACTGTTCTTTCTCTTAATCTAATTAGTAGTTTGTTTACTATTTCTAAGTGAGTCATTTAAATTCCTATATATTATATCACATTTAGACAAGTTTGTCAAGGTTTATTTTTATTAAGATGCTTTTGCTATTTGAGAACCAAAGTAGAACTCTACTATTAGAGAACACCAAGAGAATATTTCATCAAACTTATATAGACCCTCTACCTTTACCATCTCTATTGTGTCACTAGCTTTAAAGAGTCCTAAGAAAGAGAACCCCTCCTTAACAACAGGGATAGTAGTATCTACCCCAAGGAGTCCTGCTAGTGGGTAGACTGCTACCATACCTAAAATAACAAAGATTAGTACACGTCTGTTAAGAGCTGCCATAGGGCTCTCATGGTTCGATTGACCTCTAGCCTTACTCATGATATTAGATTTAACAGTCATAGCCTCTAGCATCATCTTATGTGCGTCTGAAGCCTGTTGTGACTTAATAGCTGATAGCTTCATTAGAAAGCCTAAAAGAATAGGGGCTACGTTTGCTATAAAAGAAATCATCTTGTTAATACCTCCAGTAAACCTACGTTATCTATTACATAAAATGCTAGCCCACCAGTTGCTAACCATTTAATCTGGTTAAGGCTTGCCTTGATTGAGTCCAAGTCACCATCCATTCTATCTAGTTTATTGTAGAAGTGTTGGATGTCTCTAGTATGTTCTTTAAGTGTAGTTTCCATAACCGCGCAGTCGTGTTCGTTCATTGAGGATTAACCTTTTGGATATTTAATCTTAACCGCAGTGATAGCATCATCAAGAGTTGTTGTGCCATTCTGTCTGTCCCAGTAAGCCATGTCAGCTTGTTGGGCTAGGGATGGGTATGCTGCTGCTCGTAGTTCTTTGTATGATGGTGGTGACGGTTGATTAGCCATTACCTTTGCAATTTCATCATCAGTCAATTCAACAACCTTTTGCTCACCTGTTATTACATTAACTTCTATTCTATTCATGACTACTCCCAACTTATATTTACTGAGCCAGCATCAAAATTAGCTGTGCCACTGACTGTCGTAATACGCACCGCATCGAGTTCACCACCTAAATTAACGTCACCTCCTCCAAAAAGAGCATTAGCACTGTTGTATTTAGCTGAGTGAGAAGAGACCCATGTGTCAGCTCCCATACCTACTATTGATACATTTCCAGACACGATGTTGGAAGCAGAAGTCCCCGCGTAAACGATAAGCCCACTTGTGGAAGAACTGCCATTACCACCCCAATGACTTGTTGACAAATATCCACTTGTTTTAAACACGCCTCCACTGCTTAACTGTATAAGATAGTGGGATGAGGTGCTTAGACTAACTCCTTGGAAGGTGACAGTAACCCGCTTAACCCCAGCAGGAATCCCTGTAAAGTCAATTGCAGTGCCAGACGTTGAAGCAACTGCTGTGGCTAATGATATACCCACTGTACCAGAATCAAAGTTATCACTCCCTCTTATTTCACTAGCCATTAGACTAATCCTTCAACGATAGTCTTTAACTCATCTACACTCTTGCCATCAGCAGTGTCTGTCATATCTCTTAAAGTTTGTTTGCTGGCTACGATAGCTGAGGTATCACCACCAACTTCTACTGCTCGTGTGTAGTCAACATCAAGTGCCTCTAGTAAAGGCTTGCGGTATACTCTGATTGCCTCTTTTGTAATCTCTGCTGCTTTGGTGTTATTTACTGTAATCATTTTGATTTCCTTTTAGTTTCCGAAGAAGGCTAGTGAAACATAGAGCCAATCTATATTTGCATCAGATGTATTTCTAGTTAGAATTGGACCATAAGCAGTAGTAGACACAGTGGCTGGATTGTCTAGTCTAGAATAACTTCCTGATGTTGTTCCGCCCCCATAAAGGCACGTTGAGTAATTAGCATCAGGCATAGCTGTAGCCAAGTTAACTGTGTATTTACCTGTGCCATTGTCTGTAATTGAGCTTACGTTATAACTATCTCTAATAGCAACTGTACTCGTACCATTAAAGTTTACCCATGCAGAACAAAACCTAGTAGTTACAGAATCCCCACCTAGAGTAGGGATAGCACCTGTACTGGTTTCAAAGTTATCTGATACTACTGAGCTAGTCATTACGCTTTCACCTTCCAGCTAGCTATATCAGTTTCTTCCCAAGCATCTCTAAATGTTCTGTCAGAAGGTACGTCATTAGTATCTACAATCTTATACTTAGCACCTACTGGTACATCCTTGATGCAGAACTCAGCCGTGTGTTGTGAAGCAGGAACGATGACTCCAATAGAAGCCCCGTTGTCGTTTGTGATTAAAATTCTTTGTGTCATTTTGTTTTCCTTAAATTGGGTTTGGTTAGCGGAAGACGGCAACTGATACAACACCAGAATTAAAAGCGGCATTGGCTCTAAATATTTTTACCTCTGCGGTACTTGTGTCTACTGGAGCTGTTTCCATACCAGACGTTACAGTCGTTCCTATTTTCATAGTAGATAAAATTGCATAATCAGCATCTGGCATTGCTGTTGTAAAGTTTACTGTATAATTACCAGTTCCATTATCAGTAATTGAACTTACGTTATAACTATCTCTAATAGCCACTGTTCCAGAGCCATTGAAATTTACCCAAGCCTTACAGACCTGAGTTGAATTAGTATCTACAAGCTCGTCTGTGTTTAAGGTCACAGCCCCTTTTGATAGTGTGTCTACTACTAAATTAGAAGCCATATTAAATCACCACCCATCTGCCGTTAACCGTCACGGTATAAGTATCAGCAATTGTAATGTCACCAATAGACATCCCATTTGTATCTGACGGTATTGTTATATTTTCACTGATAGTCTGACCATTAGTTCTGATGATAGCTCCAGTCCCAAGGCTAGGTCCGCCAGCCCCTACCCATCCACTAGCATCAATCTTTGCAACCTCTACTCCATTAGATTGAAACTTAATCTCCTTACCAGCCCCATCAGCATTAATAATGATGTGGTCTGCTGAACTCTTTAAGACTGACATCTAAGCTACTCCTTTAGGTATGGCTACTTTGATAGCACTGATGCTGTCCTGCCAAGTTGTTGTGTTGTTCGTTAGGTCATCGTAACGCATCTCATCTTGATTGAGTTTGCTATACTCTGCTTTGCGTAGTCTGGCGTATGCTTGGCTATCGTACTCTGCTTGGAGACGGGTTACTTCTACTGTGATTGCTGCTTCATCTAAGATTACTACACCACCATTAGCATCTGTAGCATTGATGCCACCGTCAATAGAAACAACTGTTGAGTGGGTATTTCTAATTGCTGTATCTCTCATCTTATGCTCCTATTTCCATGACTGTTATTGTTGATGACCCTACCCCTGAGTAAACGGCGGTATTTACACCTGCCCGATTAAGATAGACAGTAGTGCTATTATAATTCACAGCAGCAAGTTTCACTTTATAAGTAGTGGCTGTCGTGGTATTTGGAGAATCTAAGAAGTCACCCCCCACAGACCAAGTGGAGTAGACGGCACTCCGATGCAGCCCAGAGCCACTCCCAAAGTTAGCTCCAGCGGTACTCCCTGTGGTTGCAGTTGATTCACCTATACTGGTTGCATCCCTATACAGGCGCATCTGACCACCACTCCAGTTTGAGCTTTCACTACCTCCCATTGCTACTTGTACTGTTACGAGTATTTTACTTGTTGCTGATATTGGGGTTATGGTCACAGACAGACCTGTAACATCAACATAGCTGGTACTTGTGGTTGACCATTCGTCTGTCTTAGTAGTACTTACAACCTGCAACACCTTGCCAGTAACAAGTGCATCCAACTCTGCCTGAGAAGCTACATCAGCAGCAATAGTCCCACTGTCCACTGTACCATCAGGTAAGCCGCCTACGGCTAGTCCTGTTACGATGCCATCCCCATTTAGTATTAAGCTCATACGACCACCTTAGCCCTTGCTTCTACGCGAAGCTGTTTAATGTTAGTTGGCATTGCTGTGCCTCCATCTAGTTCTCTCCATAGTAGCCAGTCAGTGCTGGATAGGTATGCTAGGGCTTCTTGGTTTATTGTTTGTTGTAGCTGTTCGGGAGTAGGCAGTGTAATAGGGGCATCTGCATACTCAGTTACTTCACCTGTGGTTAAGTTATATTCTTTTCTCATCTTAACTCTCCCAACTTATATTCACTGAGCCAGCATCAAAAGTGTCTGTGCCGTTTACTGTTGTTAAACGCAATCTATCTAAAACCCCACCAAGAGTTTTAGCACCGCCGCCGCCCGCTGTCACATCAGGTCGACCTAATACACTTGATGAAATATATATATTGTCTTCTACTTTTTGTATAGTCATTTGACCAGAAAGTATAACCGTTGAGTAATCAAAGGCTCTAATTCCAAAACCTGTCGTGTACCCCGAATGATTTGATGACTGCCAAGAAGAGCCACTATATGAGCTTGTTTCAATGCCTGATGATGTGCCTATCTGAACAAGACCATTGGAAGAACCGCTTGTGCTTACTCGGTTAAACATTAAAGTAATTCTTTTAACTCCAGCAGGAATTCCTGTAAAGTCAATTGAAGTACCTGATGTAGTTGCAACTGCTGTGCCTAATGAGATGCCACTAATCCCCGTCAAGCTACCCCCATCAATAGCAGGTAAAGCTCCAGATAACTTGCTTGAAGCTAATGTAGATGTGTCGCTTAGTATTGCCCCACCACCAGCAGGAAGGGCAAGTGTTTCATTTGCAGTTGTAGAGCTATCTAACGTGATACCCCCACCTGAACTATTCTTTATAATTATACTCATATTATGCTATCACCCAAGTTGAGCCTGAAGGAACTGTTACGTTAATTCCCGCATTTATAGTAATCGGACCTGCACTTATAGCATTAGCCCCCGTTGATATTGTGTAGTCTGCTGAAACAGTATTAGACATTTCATATAAACTTTTGGTAGTACTGTTAGCATCTGTGTCTAGTGTATTCCAAGTTGCATCTGTGCCGTCAGTACCTAAGTATTTACCAGCGTGTGTAGCTTGTGCAGGGAGTGCATCCACAACTCCCCAAGAGGTAGCAGAACCATCAGTGGTTAAGAACTTCCCTGTGTTTCCTGATTGAGTAGGCAGGGTATCCCCATCAGCTCCATCTGCGCCTGTAGCTCCTGTAGCACCTGTAGCACCTGTAGGGCCAGCTACTGTAGAGTCAGCTCCTGTAGCACCTGTAGCACCTGTAGCTCCTGTAGAGCCTGTTGCTCCTGTTGCCCCTGTAGGAAGTCCTAAACTTAGAACCCCTGTACCTGAACTGTAGCTAGAAGTAGAAGAACCTCCAGCAGCTACCGTAGTGGTTGCTGTGGTTAAGGCTGTTAGTTCAGCAGCACTTG